CTACATCTTCGTCAACTTCTTGACCTGCATCGGTCAAAGCTGCGATCAGTGCTTCTTGTGCTCCAGCTTTGGAAACTCGTGTACTAGCACCACCCGATGCTTTTGTACCACCAGATGCTGCTGGAGTCTTCTTAATGTATACTCCGGCTTTGCTGAGTACCATACGAACACCGTTAGGTGACTCATTAAAGTTATCAGCGATATCTTTTACGATTTCCATTGAAGTTTCGGGGGTTGGTTCAGCGTTCTCGTATGCTTCGATAACTGCTGCTTTCTTGTCGTCGTCCCACGCCATTTTTCTTTTCCTTTTGTTAGTGTTATTTAATCCAGGAGCTTGTCCTGTTGCTTCAAGTTGTTGCATGTAAAATCGGTAGCCCATTGGTTTCCTCTCTTTCTTGACAACTATTATAATGGAATTTGACATTCATGTCAAGAACTTTTTTTGTCAAGCCAGTAGTAATATTGCATATATTCAGGCCATCTCAGGTATTTCTGTATAGGGTATGCCCAGTACAATCCTTGGTATGCAACCTCTGTTTTTTCTTCTGCGGAACACCACGAACACTCCGAACCTTTACTAGTGTCCATAACAGTTTCTTTAACTGTACAAAAGTGTGCCCACATACTATTTGCCATCTCTGGCTTCCCATTTAAGTTCATTTCCTTCCTCCTCAAATCTAATCATATCTTTGCCTTTAAAGTCCTTCTCGTGAATAAAGTATTTACTCTTCCAAGCAGTTTCCATTGTCTGAAAGTATATCTGTATACACTTATTCTTATCCTCTTCATTAGGCCATAAGTAAAACGCATTCCACCACTCTTTCTCAAAACGAGCAACTCTAATACTTTGATCTAAAACTTTATGTGTAGGATCTGTGTACTGAATATGTTTGCACGCTCTGAGTCTTTGGCTACCACATATTGGATACCAGTTTGGCATCATGAGCATAGGAGAGATTATTCCATCTCTCTTTATGCTTTCCATGAGAGTTTCATTTAAAGGTATCTTTACATATTTCTCCGCAAAGACCTCCTGGTCTAATAGCCAAGATACTGTCTTTACTTCCCACTCCGTAGGAGGAATGGATATTAACTCTGCTGTCTCTTTAGTTATTCTATTATGGCTCATCTGGGGCCTGCCAAGATATAATACTATCTTTTTGAATATCTTCATATAAAGCAGTAGAAGTGCGTAGTAATACTATTTTATCACTTACAGGATTTGGAGTAGGTAACTCTACTCCCTGAAGAGTGAACTCTTCTGTTATCTCGGCTCCGGATACTAAACTTGTAAAAGTTATACTTACCATACCCGCTTGTAATGCTGCTATAAAAGCTGCTTCATTTTCCATTTTCTTTCTCTAACCCGTAGGTTCTTAGCTTATTTGCTTTTTTAAATCAATTCCTAATGCTGCTAGATGGCTGAGTTTTCCTAAATCATAGGCCAGACTAGAAGCATAGAAACCTCCTTTTCCTGCTTTAGCAAGATAATCTTGATCGTCTGAATCTTTTTCAAATATATAGATCTGATACGCAGTACTCCCATACTTTTCTAAGTACAAAGGATCATCATATTTTTTATCTATAACTGCAGGAGAATGGTACTTTGCAGACCATACTATCTCTCCTGCTGTAAAGTCTTCTGCTATACAGTTATCTGGTAAAAATGCTGGCATCCTTCTATCTTCGGCAGACGGGGGACGTTGCGGCACTCCTACTCTATCTAGGATATTCTTTACAAAAGAAGGAGATCTATATAAGTATTTAGCAATACCACTTATATTATCACCTCTTAGATAATCCTGTACTGTTTCCTGAATCTCATTCGTACTCGCTGCTTTTCCACGGTTTTGGTTTTTTCTTCTCAGTACGTATTCCTGTCTGTCTAGAAATTCCGATAGAATCAAGTCGAGGCGGGTTGTATTGTAACTTATATTCAGCATCTCGCAAGCCGCCTTCTTCGTTATAGGCTTCTGATCCGTAGAAGTGGGCTGGAGCAAGCTGATAGCTCGCTGAATATTCTCCGACGTTAGATTCTCGTGATCTTTCTTTTTCACTCTTTTCATTCTTGCCATCTTCTAATTCGATCTCCAACTTAAATAATAAACAACAAATTGCATGGGCTAGGTGCGATAGCCCGCTCTCTTCATCTAACTGCTCTCCATCGTTGTGAGCAAAAATATGACGCAAAGCACCACTTGTATAACGATTCTGAAGGTTTTCCAATTTTCTCCAATTATGTTCATCGTACTTCTCTGCTCCGAAGGTTAATACCTTTGCTACTTCTAGCATTGATTTAGGAGGAAGCAAGTGCATTCTTGGCTTCTCTCCATCATACTTTTTACCTTCACTCACTCGCCATTTCCTCCACTGCATCACAGATATCTGCGAAATGAGTTCTTAGGATATCCCAGCATAGATCTGCTACTTCCATATGTTCTTTCTGAGTGCCGTGACCCCGCCTCAATTCGCAGTAATGAATCCAAGAGCGAAGGCTTCCTGCCATATATAGAGTAGTCTCTGTTAGCCCTTCTGGGAGGAGCGCACGTGCTTGCTCCTTCGCAATACCACTATTAAGTGCCATCTCGTAGTAATCTTTAGCTACTCGTGCTACTTCTCCTTGCATCTCGTTAAAGACTTCTTGTGCTTTGCTCTGCCTTTCTTGGTCTTCGTCTTTTTCACTCAACTGACGATTAGTTGGGTGCTGCTTTCGAGCCTCTCTTTTAGTACTAAAACTTTCACTTACAGCGTATCTCTGGGAGAACTCCTGAAAAGCAAACGATCTATGACGAATAATCTGCCTAGAAATATCTCTAGTTGTTGTGATCTCCATGGTTACTGAGACCATTTCAAAAGGAGACCAATGCTGTTCTTTGATAAGGTACTTCAATAATTTCTTTGAAGTCTTGCTATTATTTTGATTCGCTGGATTACTTACTCTAGCTGCATACGCGATTAGATCTCCTGCAGTATGGCAGTCTGTCGATGCGCTGGGAGAAGTTAATCCTACTAATTTTACTTTTGCTGTCATTTACTAATCCTTTTATAATGTTCTCTTCTGCTAACTAATACTTCTTCTAAAACGTCTACTAGCTTGCGATTGTTTCTTTCACATTCATACACTAAAGCCAGGACGCAATCGTCCAATTCCATCTCTCTTATTAAGGTTTGCGTCATTGTTGCTGTCCATATGTCCGAATCTGTAGTAAGAGAGTTAATATAACTTCTTTCCTCTGCACGTAGTCTAGTGAATACTACATCGGAAATACCTCGGGCCTCTCCTGCCCAATCTACTTTACTGTTTTTCATTCTTCATCTCCATTACAGTAGTAGGGCCCGGAATCTGGTGGACTATACCACCAGTCCTCTTCGCTAACATTTATACAGTGGAAGGGCAGTGTGTACCCGTCTCCGCCCATATCATCGCCGCAGTTTCTACAATACATTACTTTTGCCCTGATATTCTGCTATCATAGTCTGCAATATCTTCATCCCACCAGTAAGGCTTACCACGAACTTTCCAGTTTGCGCCTTTACCAATAGCTGCTTTGTCCTTCATATAAAACATACGATAGGATTCTATTGCATCCTCACTTTTTAACTCATCGGGCATTGCTTGAGCAAAGGGGGTCAGTCCTGTATTAGGAAGATTTTGCATGTCAGGTAATCGATTTATTACATCATAGAAAGACTTATGGTCTGCTCCGCCACGATATATGTGCTCCTCATTTAGAGCCATAGCATAGTTGAATAACCAGGTATAGTTCTGTTCTGATTCTCTAGCCCATATAGTACAGGGGTGATTGTACATAGTAGGGAGGTATGGGAAATCTCGCACTTCATTTGTTTTGGCTTCTTTAAGAACGGCCCATTCTTCTGAGGTGAGTTTTCTTGGTACGTACCCTAAGTACTTATCTACCCAGTGGTTTGTGCATAACATCTGCGCAGCCTCAAGCTGCATCTTTCCGGAGTGTGCATCAATATGATACTGAGCACACAGTTCGATATTTTGATCTAGTATAAATATATTCATAAAACATATTATATCGGTTTTAGTAATTTAAGTCAAGAAACATTTACAGGTTAACCTGCAACATTCTCCATTCGGGACATGAGTCGCTCTGCACGATTTGTTACTTGCTTATGCCATTGAGAGTCTCGTCCTTCGACGGCGGCTCGTGCCCAGTTCCCTTCTTGTAGAGCAGCAGTAAATTTTTTAAACTTACTTAAACGAGTTCTACCCATATTAAACATCATATTAACCAAGATTTGCTGGACCTCGTCTGGAAATTCTCCAAACTCCCGTTCGCCGTATAAAGCTCCACATTCGCTGATGGCAAGATCAAGGTCTGAGTCGAAACACGCCCTAACTCTCTCTTCACTAATCTCTGCTCCAACTGGTGCTCCGAATTCCTCGTCACTGACTTTGATAAGGTGACCGACTCCAAAGGTATCGTACCCAAGATGGTCTTTATAGATTGCATATACTACTCCTTCGTCTATCTTTAGTTGTTCAAATACTGCATCTCTGTTCATGTATTGCTCCTCTAGCCTTGCTAGGACTTTTTGCTTAGTCCTCTGTTTCATTTGTCTCCACTACTGTTACTGTTCTATAATAAACCACTACTTCTTTGAGCTCTCTTATATAACGACGTAACTCCTGCATGTTGCCTGCCATAACCTCATAGTCATCCACAGACATTGCGAAAAAAACGACTTGACCGCCGTTTGTTTTCTCCATCTTTTTAAGAAATTCGTCAATATTTTTATTTGACACTACATACCAATAAGGTTCTTTTAGGTTAAGTCCCCTTGGTAGAATTGGCTGTGGTATCTCCACTGGCACTGGTTTTATTACTGTTATTATCTCCGGAGGTGGTTTTTTCCACTGGAGAGGCCAGTTTGGTGCTAGTGAGCTGCACGCCGTCATCGAGAATATCAATGTCACGAGAGTCAGCTTCGATAGTATCGAATATTGCTTTTGTTGCATCATTTGCTCTTTTCTCTATCATACCCGGCTTCGCTGCTGCGAGCTTAGGTAGCTTGTGTCTTTTGAATATATCCATGTATTGACTCATCTCATTCTGGATAGCCTGAGATTTAATATTTAGCTCTGCCATGGCCTGTTGTTGTTTTTTTCCTTCTCTTTGTAAAGTTTCAAAGGCGGTCTTCTGTTCTTGAATAGCGATTTCTTGTGCTACTATGTTCCTTTGTAACTGACTATTCTGTTCCCAGAAGAAGTAGGAAGCTCCTCCAAAAACTAATGCTAATACTGCAAAAAATTGCCACATGATTATTCCTCTTCAGGCTCAAACTCTATTATACCTTCGGACTCTAGGTAGGCAAGAGCATGTTCTATACCTGCTGCATGGCCGGATTTCCAACCTGTATAAGAAGCCCCAGCTATACAAACGAAAGCTATTACTAATATTACTGGATCGACCATATAGTTTACTCAACTTGCTTAGGCAAGGCTGTATGAATTAACGTATATTATAATAGAAAAGAGTAGCAATGTCAAGAAATATTTTTTGATATCTATTTATGAACTGCTAAAAATATCTCTTGACTTTCGATGTCGAATCTACTATAATATCTATAAGTTGTGAAAGGAAGATTATGAAAGTATACACAAAACGACCTTGGGCTCATAAAGAAAGAGAACTGCTACGAAGGGTGTATCATTTCTGCAATGAGAAAGAACTTCAGGAGCACTTTCCTGATAGATCTTATAACGCTTGCGTTAAACAGGCCAAATACTTACAGGATCGCGGATGGGCATTTCGAAGAAAATTACGATAGCATTAGCTATGGTGTTTACTCAAAGTGCATCAGCAGACACTAGATATGAAAATCTACAGTGTTTAGCAAAAAATATATACTTTGAAGGACGCAACCAACCTTGGATAGGTCAAGTAGCTATAGCACAAGTTACTCTTAATAGGGTAAAAAGCGCAGCATTTCCTAGCACAATATGTGAAGTAGTCAAACAAAAGAAAAGAAATATTTGTCAGTTCAGTTGGTATTGTGATGGCAAATCTGATCAACCTAAGGATGTTAAAGACTACGATAAGGCAACCGATGTAGCAATTCAAGTTTACTCAGGCACTATTCCTGATGTAACAGAAGGGTCACTTTGGTATCATGCAACATATATTAGAAGGCCTTTTTGGGCTTATTCTATGAAGGAGATGGTGAAAATAAATGAACACATTTTTTATAAATAATGATCCCTTTGAGGACGAAGAAGAAGAACCAACCCTAGAGGCCCTCTCCGTTCAGGAGATAGACGAACTGTTCGAAGACGGTGAAAGTCTTTTCGATTGGGACGGTGATGCACTAGCATCAGCAGGTTTTGGTACAGATGAGGACTATGGAGGTTTTTCAGATGAGTGGTAATGTAAAATGGGTAATGAATGAGAGTTAGAGTTAAAAATAATAATGTAGATAGCGCACTTAGAACACTCAAGAGAAAAACAAAAGAAACTTTGATTGGACTAAGAGACAAACAATACTACGAAAAGGCGAGCACACAGCGACACAAATCAAAAGCTGCCGCTAAAGTTCGCGAAAGAAAAAGGCAAAGAGATGAATGTAAAAAACGTTAGAGCTACTCCGTTTGAACTGGTTGGAGACTTCATGGAGGTATTTGGACAGCAGGTAAACTGTGAACCTACACTCCGAGATCGAGCCATACAGGATTTACGCGTAGATTTAATTTCAGAAGAACTAGAAGAACTGGAGCTTGCAATTACCAATCAAGATATTGTTGAAGTGGCAGACGCACTCACAGATCTTCTTTATGTTGTATATGGGGCAGGCCATGCATTTGGTATTGATTTAGATGAATGCTTTATGGAAGTACACGAGAGTAATATGTCTAAACTTGGTGAAGATGGTAAGCCGATTTACCGTGAAGACGGTAAGGTGCTTAAAGGCCCTGGATACTTTCCACCTAATTTAGAGGAGATAGTAGTGTGATACACCCACACTTTGAATTTCAGAAATTTGACCGAAATTGTCAATTCTACTTTTTACCTACTGTTTGGTATGAGTATGATAGTTTCGGTCATCTTAAGTGGCATTCGTTATGCTTTGCATTTCTAAATGTTACATTTCAACTAGACCTAGAACTTCATTAGAAAGTATACGGTCTAAGACGACTAAAGTCGTTATAGAGCTTAACTTATGTTAGAGATGATTCTCGATCTTGCAGTTACGTTTTGGCAGTGGGTAGTATTTGCTGTTATTGTTTTGGTAGGTTTCATCGTCAATTTACTTGATGATAAAGAACCTAAAGAAAGAGTAGGATTCTCCTACCCCGATATGCCCCATATGAAACCAATTCCTA